ACGACTTCCTAAACACATCTATGTCTTCTCAGTTGGGAGCATTAGGATTTATCAACGAGGGATCAACCCGCCGTAAAGAAATTTTAGCAAAGTTCCTTGACTTAGAGTTCTTTGAGAAGAAGTTTAAGTTAGCAAAGGAAGATGCTGCTGATTTACGAGGAGCGCTTCGCAGGGTTCAAGATGTTGATTATGATGAAGATATCAAGAAGACTAAGAACGACATCTTTAGAGCAGGTGCAGCAGTAGCAAGACAAAAGAACTTATGCACGGAACTAAAGCAAAACTTAAGTTCTGTGATTGAAGAGATCGCTGAGTTAGAAAATAAACTTACTCAGATTCCAGAGGATCCAATCTCTATTCGTCAGGTTCGTCAGGACTTAGAACGATTGAATCATAACGAGAAATCTTTCAAGGAGAAGATTAACTCTCTAAATAAGGAGATCAAAGATAAGGAAGAGTTTTTAGAGAAGGCAGATGCTTTATTAGAGACAATTGATATTCTAAATCTCAACAAGCAAAAGGAAGAAGCGGACGGACTACAAGATAAGATTGATTCTCTTTTGAGAGAGCAACAAAGGAAAGAAAAGGAAAAGGAAACGAGTCTACGTCAGATCGAGATTCTAACAGACATCCCTTGTGGAGATAAGTTCTTAACTTCTTGTAAGTTCATCAAAGATGCTCATAATGCAAAGCAGGATCTTTCTATCACAAAGAAGGTTTTGTCTGAGGTTGAAGACAAGTTAAAACTAAATGCTGGTGAATTATCTAACATTGACGTTGAGAAGGTCGGCAGCACTATCAATAACTGGACTCGATTAACTGAGAAGAGAAAGGATGAGCAATCTAAGTTAACCAATCTAAACTTGGACCTAGAGCGGACTAACTCTGCCTTACAGAAGTTAGAGGGCGAGATTAAAGAGTTAAACGAGACAGCCGATTACTACGAAGAACACAAAGAGGTTCTTGAGAATATCGAAAAGGTTATGTCGGAGTTAGAACTTGCAAAGACAAACAAAGAGAGAACAGAGCAGGAACTACAAGATTGTGAAGACCAGATCTACACACTTGTTGGTAAAGAAGGGGCATTAGAGCAGAAACTAGAGAACTTAAAAGACCTCAAGACAGAGAAGAATAGATTAAACACAGAATACTCTGCTTACGACCTATTCATGACTTGTATGCACTCTAACGGCATCGCATTTGATGTAATCAAGAAGGCATTGCCAGTAATCAATACGGAGATTGCTAAAGTTCTATCTAACATTGTTGAGTTTGAGGTGTTCTTTGAGAATAGTGAGAATAAACTAAACATTCTAATTAAGCATCCAAAGCATGACCCACGACAACTTGAAACTTGTTCAGGTGCAGAGAAGACCCTTGCTGCTGTTGCTATTAGAATTGCTCTACTAAATGTAAGCAATATGCCAAAATCAAATTTATTCATACTTGACGAACCAGGAACTGCTTTAGATGCTGAAAACATGGAAGGTTTTGTAAGGATCTTAGATCTTGTAAAAGGATATTTCGATGTTACATTACTAATTACTCACATAGAGAGTTTGAAAGATATTGTCGATATGACTATTGAAATCTCTAAAACCGAAGACGGATACGCTTACGTCAATCAATAACCAGAGAGGATAGAATGGTGGCAGTAGTAAAAGCATTTGCAGATAAACATTTAGAAAGATTCGTATCAAAGAAACTTTTGGTATGGTTAACAACAACAGGTCTACTCCTTGCCGAGAAGGTAGATTCAGAGCAGTGGATAATAATCGCCACAGCATACGTCGGTACACAGGGATTCGTTGATGTCGTTGCCCGTTTCAAAGGTAAATAAACAATGAAAAGTATGAAACTCATAATGGAGAACTTTAATAAGTTCTTAGCAGAGCAAGTAGATTTAGACAAAGCACAAGAACTTATTGACGCGAACCCTTATCTTAAAGGAAAGTTACAAGCAAGTGAAGACAATATGATCGACAGTGACAAATATGTCCTATTTGTTTCAGAAGATTCACTAGAACATGTAAAAGATAGACATATGGATGCCGATGCACCGGGATCTCTATTTAAAGATGATATTGATCTAAAAGATACAATAAAAAATTTATTAAGCAAAGACCCTTCAGAAGAAGCAGGTGACAGAGTTAAATGGTTGGGTGTTGAAATGGATGAAGATATTGGTGATATGGGTGTTAAATTAGACGATCCTGAAAAAGTCGCTGATATGAAAGATTATACAATGCCCGATGGAAGACAGGAAAATGTAAAAATTACTGCTGGCGAAAGAGACTCCACCAACAAAATCACTTTAATTACATCAGAGTTGGGTGAATTAGACGACAAAAAAGTTTTATCTTTGATTACCGCTTTTCCAGGTGGGACTGATATAGACGGCAAAGAAATGCCAATGGATAGAAATCAGTTTGCTGAGGAAGGTTTTTACTTTGTTTTACCAGAAGGTAGTCCATTGTTGACTGATGAAGAACCAGCAGATACCGAAGAAGAGGCATAATGAACTGGTTAATCACCAAACAAATCCTCCAAAAAGTTTGGTTTTACATTAAAAATTATTGGTGGGTTGGAGCACTAATCGCATTAGGTTTTGTGCTCCACAAGTTTTTTCTATTTGATAAAGATGTTTTAGGTGGTCTTTACGAAGAGAAGGCAAAACAAAACGAAAAAGAATTAAAAGTTATAAACGAAACTCACAAGCACGAAAGAGTAGAGAAAGAAAGAGCAACTGAAGATTTTAAGGTTGCTGTGGAAGCACTTGAAGAAGAACGAAAACAAGCAGGCGAAAAAGTCAAGAAAGAAGAGAAGAAAAGAATCAAAGAAATCGTTGCTATGCCTGAAGAGGAAAGAGTGTCTGCTCTTGCTGATGAGTTTGGTTTAGAGATTGTTGAGGTCGAAGAATGAGAATCACAGCAATCATTTTACTAATAATTCTTTTACCAGCACTCTGTTTTGCTAATGGTAAAGTAGCAGCAATAAAGAAAGGGCAGAAAGCACCTTTCGACGGCATCTTACTAGATAAGAAAGCAGAAGCAACCATAACTGTCAAAAGAGAATCGGCAGTTAAAATCTGCGAGATCGATAAGAACTACACGATTAAAAAATTAAAATCAGAGTGCGACTTTAATAAAAGAATCCTAACAATAGAAAAGGATTCAGATAAGAAAAAGCACAACGCTCTAATGAACCTCAAGAATGCCGAAGTTAAAAGATTAGAGATTGCCCTTAAAAAATCACAGAAACCAGATTATAGTAGATTATGGTTTGTTGGCGGTTTTGTAGCCGGTGTGGGTTTGTCCATCGGCATCTTCTATGCCGCCGCACAGGCGAGTAAATGAAAAAAGACCTAAACTACATCGCTGGATTAGAGAAGGCAATAAAACAAAAGTACGGTGAGGAAGCAGTTCAGAGTCCCTCTTCTAATTGGACGCCGGAAAAAGAAAAAGAATACCTTCAACAACTAAAAGAAAATAAGATTAAAGAATTGTCTGCCGATCGCGTTGAAGAGCGTGAGGGGTTTTTATTTTCTGCAAAACTAATTAAGAAGGATAGTAAGAATGTTTGTGATGTATGCTCAAATATTCTAAAACAGCAGGACATGCTGTACGAAACAAAATACGAATGCTGTCGGAACTGTTATATACAATATGTAGAAGGCAGGGAAGAGAGATGGAAACAAGGTTGGAGACCAGATAATGTCTAAAGAAGCACTAGAAGTCCTAAGAGGAATTAGTCAAGCAATGGGTTATGCTTATGATGGCGGCGAAAAAATTGGATTACGCCGCGATGAAAAAGATATGATGCTACAATCCAGAGATGGTTGTATGGATGGTTTTGGCGTAAAGATGGCAGGCAATAAACTAATTGTCAATTACCACTCAGAAGCACCAATGCCAGAGGTACACAAGAAAGGACCAAGCGCTTTTGAGGCAGAAGTCGAGCAGAGATTTGCCAATATTGTTAAGTTTCTTAAGAAGCAGTATAAAAATGCAACAGGTAAGACCTTATCTCTAAATCCAGACGGTGATGCTGACGTTCTTTTACAGTACATGAATCGCAAGAGAAGTTGGATCCAAGCAACAAAGGTATACACTATTGGCGGTTTAGGTTCGGGTGTTGTTGAACCAGAGAAGAAACCATTCGATCCAATTAGAGATTTCTTAAAGACACATAAATACGGGAAGTAATGGCGCGTGGTTTAACCAAGACGCAGATAAAGAAAGAGATTATCGCCTGCGGTAAAGACCCAAACTACTTTATCAACAATTACGGAAAGATTGCTCACCCAATGAAGGGAACAATTCCCTTCTCTATGTATCCTTTCCAAAAAGATGTTGTAAAAGATTTTCAAGATAATCGTTTCAATATTATTCTAAAGGCAAGACAGTTGGGTCTCTCAACTGTTTCTGCTGTTTATATTGCGTGGTTTGTTCTATTCCATAAGAATAAAAATGTTGTCGTAATGGCAACCAAACTATCAACCGCTGCAAACTTGGTTAGAAAGGTAAAGTTTGCTCTAAAAGCAATTCCTGAGTGGATGAAACTAACAGAGTTGGTAATTGATAACAAAAACTCTTTTGAGTTGTCCAATGGTTCACAAGTAAAAGCAATTTCAACATCAGGCGATGCTGGTCGTTCAGAAGCACTTTCTTTGCTTGTTATTGATGAGGCAGCGATCATTGAAGGTCTTGACGACTTGTGGGCAGGTTTGTATCCTACTCTATCAACTGGTGGTGATTGCATTATTATCTCAACTCCAAAGGGTGTTGGTAACCTTTATCACAAACTATATTCAGAAGCGGAGCAAGGTCTAAACGATTTTAATCCAATCAGTTTGCCATGGCATGTCCACCCAGACAGAGATCAAGCGTGGTTTGAAAAAGAAACTCGCAACATGTCTGCAAGAGAGATTGCACAGGAGTTAGAGTGTAACTTTAACATGTCCGGTGACACTCTCATCAATGGTAAGGATTTAGTTCGTATTGAAAATGAAGAATTGTTAGAACCAGAATACAAAACTGGATTTGATCGCAACCTGTGGATTTGGAAAAATGCAGAGGAAGGTAAAAAATATTTCATGGTTGCTGACGTTGCCCGTGGTGATGGTAAAGATAACTCTACCTTCTATGTGTTTGAATCCGATACTATGGAGATTTGCTGTGAATATCAAGGCAAATTACCACTTGATAGTTTTGCACGTATAATTTATGACACATCAAAGAGTTATGGTATGTGCATGACTGTTGTAGAGAATAACTCAGTTGGTATGACCGTATTAACAAAATTAAAAGATTACGGTCACCCAAACATTTACCACTCAAAGAAGTCAACACACGAGTATGTTGAGACATCTTACACAGAACAAACATCTGTGATTGCTGGTTTTTCCACCACAGTTAAAACCAGACCTATGATTATCGCTAAATTAGAAGAGTTTATTCGTAATAAGGTATTAAAGATTAGATCAAAAAGATTGTTTAACGAATTAAAAACATTTATTTGGAATAATGGCAAAGCAGAAGCGATGCGTTCATATAATGATGACTTAGTTATGGCGTGTGCTATTGGATGTTGGGTAAGAGATACAGCATTAACTGCAAATCAACAAGAAATAGAGTATAAAAAATCTATGCTTTCTGCTATAATGACAAGCAATAAGTCATTAGATACTAGAATTGTTGGGATGGAAAGGAATCAGCAAGATAATTATATCTATGGTGGCAACGCAAAACAAAAAACAGTAAAGATACATAAACTACCGTTTTTTATGAAATAGGAACTGACCAATGGCAGACAATAAAAACAATCCAAGAAATCCAAACAGTCCTCTGTTCCAAAGACTAACAAGACTATTTTCCGGTCCAATTGTAAACTACAGAGCACAACAAGTAAGAAATAATCGAAAGTATTCAGTAGACAAGTATGGATCTAAATTTAGATCAGTGGGCGGTCAGTCATTTAAAAGAAAGTCATACAATCCATACGAATCAATCTCAACTGCGATGATGAACAACTATAATCGCGTTGAAAGGTACGCTGACTTTGATCAGATGGAATTTATGCCCGAGTTAGCATCTGCTTTAGATATTTATGCTGATGAAATCACAACACATTCTGAATTTCATAGATCATTAATTATTGACTGTCAAAATGAAGAAATTAAAGATATATTAGAAACACTGTTTCACAAAGTTTTAAATATTGATGCTAACCTTTTTGGTTGGGTGCGCTCCATGTGCAAATACGGTGATTTCTTTGGATATCTAGATATTGATGAGGAAATTGGTATCAAGTCATTTATTGGTCTCCCAGTAAGTGAAATTGAGAGAATGGAAGGCACTGATCAATCTAATCCAAATTACGTTCAATACCAATGGAATACAGGTGGGTTAACATTTGAAAATTGGCAGATGGCGCACTTTAGAGTTTTAGGTAATGATAAGTATGTCCCATACGGTACATCTGTTTTAGATCCAGGTCGTAGAATCTGGAGGCAATTAACTCTTCTTGAAGATGCTATGATTGCGTACAGAGTTGTTCGCTCGCCATCAAGAAAACAATTTAAAATTGATGTTGGTGGTATTCCACCAGAAGAAGTAGAGCAATACATGCAGAAAATCATCACTATGATGAAGCGCCACCAAGTTGTTGATGATACAAGTGGTAGAGTTGATTTACGTTACAATCCACTATCAATTGAAGAGGACTATTACATCCCAACAAGGAATGGACAAGCATCAGTAGATATTAGTCAAGTTCAAGGCGATACTTGGGGAACTGCTATTGATGATATCAAATACCTACAAAACAAGTTGTTCGCTGCAATTAAAATTCCAATGTCTTACTTGATTCGAGGTGAAGGTGGAACTGAAGAACAAGCAGCACTTTCTCAAAAAGATATTAGGTTTGCAAGAACAATTCAAAGAATTCAGAGGGCAGTTGTTGCAGAATTAGATAAAATGGCAACAATTCACTTGTACACTCTTGGTTACAGAGGAAATGATTTAATAAACTTTAATATAAAGTTGCACAACCCATCCAGAATCGCTTCTATGCAGGAATTAGAAACTTTGAAGAGTAAACTAGAGATTGCTTCAACTGCAAGGTCTGACGTGTATAGCAACCGCTGGATTGCAAAAAATATTTTAGGCATATCAGAACAGGAACTAATCAGAAACACAAGAGAGAAATTCCACGATAAGCAGATAGAAACAGCATTGGCAAAGATTGCAACCGAACAAGGTGAAGGACTTGCTGCTGAAACATTGACCGGTGGTGGATTCGGCGGTGTTGGTGATATTGGACTAGGAGGCGATACTGAGGTTGGTGGAGAAATTGCTGCCCCCGAAACTGAAGTTACTGCTGGTTTAGAAACCGCACCAGAACCTGCTGCACCAGAACCTGCTACTCCAGCACCCGAACCAGAAGCAGGCGGCGGTGAAGACGTTCTATTAGCAACTCCAGAAGGTGGTGGCAAGAAACCAGATAAACCAGCAGCAATTTATACAGAATACGAAGATGGTTCCCACACGACCAAAGGTTCTAAAGGAAAAAAGTATTGGTCTGTTAAACATGACAAGCGAGAGAAAGCAGGTCGTAAAGAGTCCTGGGGTGCAACTAAACAAAGAAAACCACGCGATATTAATAAGGCATTATCAATAGGTACGCTTGTTAAAGAAAACAAATCTAATTATAGTGAAGAGTTTGAAAATAAAATGTCTTCATTGAATGAGGAAATGGATAGAATACTATCAGAGGATTTATAGAATGAATCATAATAAGAGAAGAAATACTGCATTTTTATATGAGGCACTAGTCAGAGAATTGACTAAAAGCGTTGTTGCAAAAGATAATGAAAGAAAATCTGCTGTAATGGCAGTAATAAAAGAGTTCTTTAACAACAACAGTGTGTTAAAGCAAGATTTAAATCTTTACAAAGAGATTGTAGAAACACGCGGAACAACTAAAGACGCAGCAGAGAAGATTATTGGATACGTTCGTAAAGAACGTGAGAGATTAAATGCTGAAAAGTTGTTTGAAGCACAGACACGTCTTATCAATAAGATTCACAACAACTTGAGTGAAGATGTATTTTCTAACTTCGTGCCAAACTATAAAGCATTAGCAAGCGTTTATCAAATGTTTTCACCAAACACAAAGATTAAAAACAAAGTTCTAATGGAAAATGTTGTTGTTCAATACATGTCTTCACTTCCTCAACAACTAAATGAAGAAAAAAAGATTAATAATGCAACAATGAGAATCTTCTCTTCTAAATTTAACAATCACTACAATGAACTTCTAGAGGAACAAAGAGTCTTATTGTCAAAGTATATCTCATCATTTGCAGACAATGGTCTTGAATTAAAGATGTACCTTAATGATGAATTGACAAGAATTAAAGAGGCAATTGGTAACGCAAAGTTTGAAGGCGAATTGCAGGAAAAAATTAATAAAGTGTCTTCTGTAATTGATGGATTTAAGGGCGAGTTAATCAATGAAGATATGCTTAAGCAAATTATGAAAATGCAACAACTTGTGAGTGAGATTGGAAACAATGATTAGTATTGATGAAATCAAAGTTAAGATTGATGAGGAAAAACCAGATAAGATTACTATATCTGTTGTTGAACCACAACCAACATCAATTGATGTAAGTGTTGAACCCATTCCATCACAACCAATTTCATTAGATATTCGACGAACATTAGATAATAATTACATTATTTATGATCACCCACTTTTTGATATTGTAATCAATCCAGACAAAAAGAAGATCATGACTTTTGTGAAAAAATTCTCTAAGACAGAAGCGTACCCTCACCAAGATTCATTTTTTAATTTTTTAAAGCATAGGGGTGTTATTTTGCCCGACACTGTTAAGGGTGGAAATATTTTTGGCAGCATTGAAGCAACTTATCCAGCAAATAAAAAAATTGATGTCATTAAAGTAGTTCTTTTAAATATTTTTATGTTCTTTAGAGAAGAGTTACCAGCGCTTAAGAAAGTGCTTGATTATGATTTTGAAGTTGATAAAATGCTTGTAGACCCAGACGCAGAGGACAGCACAGAATACGGCGAAGTCCCACAGCAGAAAAAGAAAGGTACAATGGATCCTTTCTATACACAATACTACGGTTTACTTTACAGGATATAAATGTCTTTACTTTGGTTCGTATTAACGTGTTATGGTTTAACACAAATTTTGGTATATGGTTCAATTTTTAATGGTATAAGACCCAAATATGGTTTTTTAGGTGATTTACTAAAATGCCCCATGTGTACAGGATTTTGGGTTGGTGCATTAGTTTTTCTAATTTCGCCTTGTACTGAACTATTTACTTTTGAGTATAATATAATCAACATGCTTTTATGCGGTTGGTTGAGTTCAGGGACATCATATGTGCTCTGTACTGTTTTCGGAGACGAGGGAATAAATGTCAAAGGGAATTAACAATTACGTTGAAACTAAGTGGATGCTCCAACCTCCACGCCTTTGCTGCAAGGGCAGTTGTATCGGGCGGGTGACGCCCGCAGGAGAATTTTGATGAATCTAAGTGAGATTAAAAAGATGGTCATAACATCTCTCATTCAAGAGAGAGTTGGTTATTACGGTGCTATGGACGGTGATGCCGGTGGTGCTGCTGATACACCCGATATTCAGGGCATTGTTGATGATGCTGAAAAAGAAATAAAGCAGATGATTGCCGCTCAAGGCAATATCATTGACGCTGTTGCAGCAGAGATCGCTGAAATCGCAGGACCTGCATTGGTTCAGGCAGGCGTTCCAGGTGGAGATGTTGTTAAATTAGTATCAGACTTTTTAACTCACATGCATAGTGCAGTCGATGATGCAAAAAAGAAAAGAGAGCAAGTTGGCGCAGAACCATCCACACCAGAATTAAACACAAAAGTGGAGGACGAATAAATGTCTGACAAGGTATTATTAAGAGAATATTATGCCCTTTGTGAAGGTGGATACTGTCAAGATCTTTTAACTGAGGCAGAAAAGCAAGATATCAAAAAAAATAACGCTTGGTATCTAACTGGTATTTTACAAAAGGGTAATACCAAAAACGGTAATGGTAGAAAGTATCCATCTCACGTTCTTGAAAGAGAGATGAAAAACTACGATATGCTTATCAAGCAGAAGAGAGCATTCGGTGAGTTGGACCACCCAGACACATCAGTTGTTGATTTAAAGAATGCATCGCACATGGTTACTCGTTATTGGATGGATGGTGATACCGTCATGGGTGCTATTAAGATTTTAGATACTCCCTGTGGTGAGATCGTAAAAGGCATTGTTAAATCAGGTGGTCAAGTTGGTATTTCATCAAGAGGTCTTGGATCTGTTGTAAATGAGTCAAACGGTACAAGCATTGTTCAAGAAGATTTTACTTTAATCTGCTTTGATATTGTTGCTGATCCATCAACTCCAGGTGCATTCATGAACCCACAAAAAATTAGGGAGTCAAAAGAGTTAAAGGTTCACGATAAAGATTATCGTGTGAACTCATTACTAAACTCAATTTTGGATTAAAATGAAGAAAGAACAATTTAAGAAAATGTTGAAACCCATTATCAAAGAGTGTATTCAAGAGGCACTAGTTGAGTCAAATTTAATTTCAGGAATCATCTCTGAGGTTGTAAAGGGAATGGGCGCTCAACCACAGCAGGCACAAATCACTGAGCAAAAGAAAAAATATGAGAGTGATGAAGATGCAAAGAAAAGACGCCAAGCAAAAGAGAAAAAGTTGAATAAAACAAGAAAAACTCTTTTAGGCGCAATTAATAAAGATGCTTACGGTGGTGTTGATTTATTTGAAGGCACAACACCAATGCAAGAATCAAAATCAGGCGGTCCAGGCAGCGCACTTGCAGGTGTTGCACCAGATGATGCTGGTATTGATATTTCAGGAATTTTAAACATTGGCGGCGATAAGTGGTCAAAATTAATATGAGGTTAAAATGAGTGCAACTAACGTCCATGTGACAGCAAGAAGAAACGAATCAGGTGAAGCGCTAATCAAAAGATTTAGCAGAAAGGTAAAGAGAGAGGGGATTATCGAAGAGTGCAAAAAAAGAATGTACTATGAAAAACCCTCTGTAAAAAGAAGAAGAGATAAGTTAAGAAGAAAAAGAGTTTTAAAGAAACTATTTATGAAACAGAGCGGAGAGAAAGATGTCAGATAACGGAAACATCCAAGCAAATACAAGTTATGCAGATCAAAGATTTCAGTATAACAGTCCCGGTGTTGGCGCAGTTGGTCAATACCAGACCAGTGGTATTCCATATGCCACCGCATCTGTTCTTGTTCAGAGTATTCTGAATGGTGAAGGTGCCACAGAGGTCCCATTCCCATATGTTACAAAGTTTGTAACAGTTGTAAATGAACACAGTGGTTCATCAGCAAAACTCAGAGTTGGTTTTAGCGCAGCAGGAATTACTGGATCGGGTGCTCCATCTGGACATGGAGACAATTACTTTATATTAGATAACGGTGAATCATACACTGGTGAATTTAGAGTATCAAAAGTTTTTATTGCAGGTGATTCATCTGCAACAACCGCTTCTGTAATTGCTGGCATGACTGGCATTCCATCAACCAAACTAAAAACTAACTGGTCAGGAACCTCTGGAGTAGGTTAATGATAATAAGTGGCTTCGGCGGAAAAGGCGGGTCTTTATCAAGTCGTTCTTCTGGAGTTACCACTGAAGAAGATAAGTCCGGTGGATTTTTAAACATTGTAAAATCTATTGCTGGGGATGACTTACTTTTTTGTTTAGATCCAGGTTCAATTACTGTTGATATTGGTCAAACAGTAAATGAGTGGTTTGATTCGCTTGGAGCATTTGATACTCACTTCACAGCACAAGATGTTGCAAACCGCAAACCTTCTTTTAGTTTATACAACAATAAACCAGTTCTCGACTTTGACGGCACTAACAATGCTTTTAGATCAGCAGCAGTTGTTTCGCAACTAAATAATAAAAAAGCATTATCTTTGATTTATTTTGCAAAAGTAAATGGTGGCAGCGGTTTTAAAACAATTTTAGAACTTGATGCTTTGTGGTACAATGTAAACGGGTTTACAGCAGGCGTCGAACGCGATGCGGCTGATTATACAATATATAATGCACAAGACCAACACCCAGATGGACTCAACACAGGCGGCGTTGCTGGCAGCAACGGAACAAATGTTGATGTTGATTTACCAATAGTTCATGGCGTTGTTTATAATCGCAACGGCGCAGGCGGCTCTGCTGGCACAACCACAAGACCATTTGTAAATGGTGTTGCAATGACAGCCGCACAAACTTACACAGGCGGCAACACATACAACATTGATAGTGCCTGGGTAAGTGATAAATTGCTTTTCATGGGTGCTCGCGGCACAACAGTACTTAACTTCAATGGTTCAATTGGAACATTTATCGCTGTCACAAGAGCCCTTACAGACGACGAAATGGGAAGGTTGTCGAGAGCAGTTTTAAGAAAACATAACTTAGGAACTGATGCTCCCGCGATTCCTGCTCCCTCTGGAGGAGGTGGCGATAGTGGAGTCACTTATAATATTGATGAGGTCGCAGGGCAGAACATTACAGACACCGCTGGTACTCTTTACGATGATGGCGGTCCAACTGGTACTTATTCACAAACCGACTACACAACTTACATTGTTCCAGGCGCAGGTAAGAAAGTTGTAATTACAATGAGAGAGTTTGAAATGGGTCCTGGCGACGGCAACTTTAACGAAAAATTACGTTTCTTTAATACCACTTCAGGTATTCTAAACTTCTACGGTAGTATGACAGATGGAGGATCCAATGCTCCAACACAAGATCAAGTTATTAATGGTGTTGATGGCGGTACAGTTACCATTATCTTTGACCAGTCAGGTTATTATGGCGCAGGCGGGTTCTTTAGTCAGGACGCCGAAGGATTTAAATTAACTTGGGAAATAGTTGATGTGTAATAATAGGAATAAATAATATGTCTACATGCCCACAACCAATAACTTATTATATCCAAACTGAATCTATTGCAGGTCAGGTAGGAATACAAATAGAGAAAAATTTTACAAAATACAGAGTTATTGGTATTTGGGGACATGTCACTCCACCACCCTCTGTTGAGTGGATACAAACAGAGTGGCACGGATTTGATGTTCACGAGTGGGTCACCTCGTTAGGTTATGTCTTTGTACCAATACTTCCCCGCCCAATTCCATAAAGCATTTTACCTTTTTTACAACTATTTATTGTAGCGTAAATTAGGAGTTTACTTATGTCATCTATGTTAGAACAAGCAATTATCGACGCAACTGCCCTTAGAGAAGCAGCAATTAAGAGCGCTGAACAAGCAGTTGTAGAAAAATATTCAACCGATATTAAAGAAGCAGTTGAGAAACTTATGGAAGAAAATGATTTCGAAGAGAATAAGACTGTTGATGAGCAGATTGTAGAGGCAGATGAGAAGGGCAGAGGTTATGCTTTTGCTGAAGACACTGAACTAAGCGATCTTGAGGCACATGAGGTGGTTGACATTGATGTTAAATCTCTCTTTGAGCAAGTTCAAAAAGAACAACTTCAAGAAGAAGTTGAATTGGAAGAAGATATTTTTGAAGAAGAATACGATCTAAGTGAAATAGTTGATGAAGTTTCTGATGTCTTAGACGAAATGGGTGACACCGATGAGCAACTTGAAGACATGGTAGAACTTGAAGAAGAGTTGGAAGAGTCAATGAAGTTTGACTTTGATCCAGTTCCAGAGGGACAAACAACCGCTTTTGGTGCAACAAGGGCACAGCAGGCAGAACAAGCAATGTTAATGGACGTCATGCTCGCCGTTGAAGAAGAGAACTCTAAATTAGAAAGCAAGAACGAATCTTTGGTTAAGACCAATAAAGAATTAACTGAGTCTAACCAAAAACTAAAAGAAACCGTGCAGAATATTGCAGATAAGTTTGAAGAGATCAAACTAGTAAACAGCAAGTTGTTCTACACAAACAAAACTTTAATGGACGACTCCCTGAATGAGCGACAAAAGGGTAACCTTGTCGAGTCCATTAATAACGCTCAGACATCTGAGCAAGCGAAGATTGTCTATGAAACTCTAAAAAGCACAGTGGGCAATGCTACTACAAATAAGCAACCGGAATCATTGAGTGAGGCAGTAGGCAAGCGATCTTCAACATCTTTATTGCTAAAAGCAAGAAAAAGCGACGAAAAGCAAGTTGTTAACGAAGGTAACATCTTTGCTGATCGTATGCAAATTTTAGCAGGCATTAAACATCAAAAGGAGGATTAAACAATGTCAAACATAGTCGAAAGATTAACAGAAAACATCGTTGCTCGTGACCTCCGTCAAGAAGGCGCTGCCCTAGTTTCCAAATGGGAAAAAACAGGTCTACTTGAGGGTCTCGGTGATGATAGAACAAAGGACAACATGTCCCGTCTCTTAGAGAACCAAGCCAAGGAACTTCTACGTGAGGCTTCCACAATGGCAGCAGGTGATGTCGAAGGTTTCGCCGCCGTCGCATTCCCAATCGTCCGTCGTGTATTCGGCGGTCTACTCGCTAACGATCTCGTTAGTGTTCAACCAATGAGTCTACCAAGTGGTCTCATCTTCTTCCTAGACTTCCAGAAGGCAAATGCCCGTCTAGGTGATGACGCTGCTGATTCCGTTTACGGTGGTGGCGTTGTTGGTCAGGCAATCACAGGTGGTGTATCACTAACCGGTCGTAACGCTGAAAAGTCACTTTACAGTCTAAACAACGGTTACTCCTCACCAGTTTCCGGTGCAGTAACTGACATGAACGTCGGTCTAGAAGTTGTCGCTTCAGGTGCTATCGACTCATCAGGTCTATTCCAGTTCATGGATAACGATCCTGCTGACCAGATCACAATCGAAGAGGCAAGAAGAATTCTTCGTTACGATCCAGATCTACCATCAGGAACTGGTATCATCATCGCTGAGGGTGAGGCAACTGACTTACCACAACTCAACCGTGATGACTTGGTTGCTATTTCTTACCGTGACGAGAATGGTGCAGTCCTATCAGGTACTGCTGCTCAGTTCTCACTAACACAGGTTCGTCGTTTGACCACCTATGCTACTGCTTCAAACGGTACACCAAACAACGCTAGAATCTTCTCAGTGTTCACCACAACTGCTTCCGTTAACGTAGCAAATGATTCTACTGCTCTTCTTGACGCTGCTGCCAACATTCCAGTTGATCAGACAGTCGCAAGAGTTCAGTACGCTACTGCTGATAACTTCGCAACAGGATTGGGCGATCCCGGTTCAGTCGCTGGTACAGCAAGTTGGTTGCTAGAAGGTGACGTTGAGGGTGCTGCCCCAACATTTGGTGATGTAAGCAATGAGATCCCAGAGATCGACATCAAAGTAGATTCAGTTGCTGTAACAGCAGTAACTAAGAAACTACGTGCTAAGTGGTCACCAGAGTTAGGTCAAGACCTAAACGCTTACCACAACCTCGACGCCGAGGTAGAGTTAACTGGTATTCTTTCTGAGCAGGTCGCTCTAGAAATCGATCGTGAGATCCTAGAAGACCTCATCAAGAGAGCAACTGCCGGTACACTACACTGGTCACGTCAACCCGGTCGTTTCGTTAACCGCGAGACTGGTGCTGATTTAGAGGAAGCCAGTTCCTCAACTGGTTACCCAGAGTTTACTGGTACCGTTTCTGAGTGGTACGAGACCCTCATTGAGACAATCAATGACGTTTCTGCTCGTATCCACAGAAAGACACTTCGCGGTGGTGCTAACTTCCTAGTTTGCTCACCAGAAGTTGCCAACATCCTTGAGTTCACCGCTGGTTTCCGCGCAAGCGTCAGCGTTGATTCAAATGGTACCGCTGGTGCTGTAAACGTTGGTTCAATCTCTAAGAAGTTTGACGTATACGTCGACCCATACTTCCCACGTAACGTAGTTCTCGTTGGTCGTAAGGGTGCTAGTTTCCTAGAGAGCGGTTACGTTTACGCTCCATACGTCCCACTACAGGTCACTCCAACCATCTTTGGTACAGAGGACTTTGCACCACGTAAGGGTGTAATGACTCGCTACGCCAAGAAGATGGTTCGTCCTGACATGTACGGTCTAGTAATTTGCCATAACTTGGTTGGTTAATTGCTAATGCGTAGTTAAGGGTTGCCCCTCATCCGTTTCGACGGGTGGGGGGTTTCTCTTTAATAAAACTATTTAGATAGTAGGAGATTACGTGAATGTCAGTACCAGATTTAACACCGTTAAGTAATTCAAGCAAAGTAATTTTGCCAATTACAGGAACACCCGATAATGTAAATGCTTCAAGCAACCCATTACCATTTGGTTTTTATATGCAAGGACCAGATTCCGCAGCATTTGCTTCAGGTGCAGCAGATCAGGTTAGTTTTGTTTACAAGAAATTAGGTGGCGATGTATTAGATATTGAATTAACTCAATACAATGTTTATGCAGCATATGAAGAAGCAGTGTTGGAATATTCATACTTGGTAAACATTCACCAAGCAAAGAACTCGTTAAACAACCTACTTGGCGCTACAACCGCTTCTTTTGATGAAGACGGACAGATTGTCGCTGGTGATGCTTTAAGCGGTTCTAACATCGAAATGGCGCTTCCTAGATATACGTTTGATTACACAAGAAGAGTTGCTGAAGGCATTGCTTCTGAAGCGGGTGCTGGTGGTGGTTTAACTTACTATACAGCATCATTTGTTCCAACTGCTAGTGTGCAAGATTACGATTTACAGCAAATCGTTAGTTCATCAATTACAAATGGAACGTTGACATTAAACAGCGGCGACACAGTTGGCGATAATAAAATTATTATTAGAAACGTTTATTACAAAACACCAAGATCAATGTGGAGATTCTTTGCATATTATGGTGGTTTGAATGTTATTGGTAACTTATCAACATATGGTCAATATGCTGACGATTCAACTTTTGAAATTGTTCCAACTTGGCAGAACAAACTTCAGGCAATAATGTATGAAGATTCAATTTACACCAGAACTTCACACTATTCATACGAAGTTATTAATAATAAATTAAGATTGTTCCCAACTCCAAGCACTGTTGGTTCACCAGATAGATTTTATTTTAGATTTACTGTAAAGAAAGATTCATTTGAGGAATATCCAGATCGTAAAACTGGAACAAAGGGTGTCAATAACATGAACAACCTACCATTCCAGAATATTCCATATGCATCAATCAACTCAATTGGTAAGCAATGGATTCGTAGATTTGCTCTAGCACTTTGCAAGGAAATGCTTGGACAGATCAGAGGAAAGATGGGCAACGCCGTTCCACTTCCAGGTGGTAACATTACACTTAATGCACCTTCTTTGTTGGCAGAAGCAGCAAAAGAAATGGGTGATTTAAGAACAGAACTTAAGACAGTATTAGACGAATTAACTTATGAGAAATTGTTAACAAAAGACTCTAATATGACCAAGGCAACTGCGGAAACACTCAAACAAGTCCCAGTTCCATTATTTGTAGGGTAATAAAGAATGGCAGATGATAAATGGACAAGACCTGATGCGCCACCGCCTCCACTTTTTACGGGGCAGAAAGAGGCAGACTTTGTTAAGCAGATCAATGACGAGGTTATTGAGCGTGTTGCTGGTCAACAAATTCTTTATTTTGCTATCTCAAGAGAACACTCAAATTATCATCCACTTTACGGCGAGGCAATAGAAAAAACATACTTACCACCAGTTAGAGTGTACAGTCGTGTAAAGTGGAATGGTACAAAAACTGAGTTTACAAAGTACGGTGTTGATAGAAGACCACAAATTGTAGTCGATTTTCATAAGAGGCGCTTAACAGAGGATCAGGATCTTTATGTTCGTGTCGGTGACTTTGTTCGCTATGGCGATTTCGATTATGAGATTGTTGAATTGAGTGAACCAAAACTACTCTTTGATCAGACAGATAGAAGTTTTGAGATTAGTGCAACTTGTATTTTAGCAAGAGAAGGAAAATTTAACCCATAGGATTATTAAATGCTACCAAAGTATATTGAAGAAAATTACAAGTTTAACAATTATCGTGATGCTCTAAGAAAAGCAGAAACTCTTGGGTGTGTTGGAACACATACAGAGGATGGAAACTATTACCCATGTAAGAATGCTGATGAATTATATAAATCAGCATATTCAGTGCAGTATGATACACTAGTCCCTTCTACATTTGAAACAATTGATATGGCGCTTTACGATTGGTTGAATCAAACTATTGATTTATTCGCAACTCGTAATGATGGTTGGCGCAAAGTTCCAATCATTTGGTTAACTCAAGAGAGAGCATTTCAAATTAAAGACGATAGAGAAATGAGAGAGTTGGGTACTGAGTCTTTAAAATTTCCAATGATCTCAGTACAAAGAACAACTGTTAAAAAAACAGATCCAAAAGACTCTCCGATACCAGCAAAACTATTTGCTAATAGTGACGGAACAACATTAACAATTGCTAGGAAAGTCAAGCAATCTAAAACTAAAAACTTTGCAAATGCAACAAGTTTAAGACTTTATAAACAAAATAACTTTAAATTTAAAAATGAAAAAGTTGTTTATGAAATGGCAACAGTTCCTTTGCCAATTTATCATGATTTGAATTATGAAATAAATTTAAGAGCAGAGTATCAACAACAAATCAACGACATGATTAGACCTTTTGCAACTTTTAACAATAACATAAATCAATTCATGATTAGAGATAGTGGACACAGTTATGAGGCATTTTTAGAAACAGACTATGGTGTAACAAGTAACATAAGCAATCTTGATAGTAATGAAAAAGTATATGAAGCAAGCATTAAGATAAAAGTCATAGGATACATTATGGGTGCTGGTGAAAATCAAAAAGGTCCACAAGTTGCAAGAAAAGAAAATTTTGTTGAAGTACGTTTCCCTAGAGAACATGTTATGTTGGGCGATATCAATGAATTCTCAGATGACGGATATAGACCCTAGTCTTTGCCGTATTTCTAAACTATTTATTGTAGCATAATTGGGAGATATTTTATGAGTGCCAGAAAATTTAAGTTTATTTCACCCGGCGTTTTCCTAAACGAGATTGATAATACACAACTACCAAACGAACCAGCAGAGACTGGTCCATTGTTTGTTGGTAGAGCAAAGTATGGTCCAGCAATGAGACCTGTAACAGTTGACTCATTTGCTGAGTTTGTACAGTTATATGGTGAACCAGTTCCAGGTGGAAAGTCTGATGATGTTTGGAGAAACGGCAATGAGCAGTCTCCTATGTACGGTACTTACACTGCACAATCCTGGTTAAGAAACTCATCAACCTGCACCTACGTTAGAATGTTGGGTTCTGAGCATACTGAAGCAACCACAGCAGGAAAGGCAGGTTGGAAAATCACAGGTGTTTCCCCACTTGGACTTGATATTCCCCATGGTGGACAGTTCCCAGAGTTTACAGGCGATGCAACTGGTTCTGCTTACGGACTCTTTGTATTCCCAAACCAACTTAGTGGTTCTGAGACAGAAAGCGCTCACGGAACTGGATCATTGGTCGCAACATGGTATGTAGAGGACGGTCTTGTTGGACTAGTAGGTAAAGACACCTTTGGTTCAAACGTTAATGCTGATACCGCGCCTACTGGTATGTGTACTTTGATTGCATCAGACGATAGCGGCAAATTCACAGTTGTAATTACAGGTTCAACTGGATACGATAAAGATCGTATCATAAGTTTTTCATTGAATGAGAATAATAAAGATTATCTCAGAAATGTTTTTAACACAAACCCAGCATTAGTCAATAAGTCAATTACTAAATCATCTCAACGAGAGAGATACTGGTTGGGCGAGACTTATGCTAGAGAGTTTAGTCAAAAATTAACACGAGGTGTAGTTACAGGATCTGGTGGCGCTTCCCAGGGATCACCCAATGCAACTTACTTGGGTGCAATAATTCCCCTAGCAACCGGTTCTGATGCAAGACATAGTAACAGGCAAATACCTTTTGAGAGAGGTACAACAAGAAATAACCCAGCAACAGGTATGGTTTTTGGTCAGGACTTGGGTGGCGCTGCTGCTTCAGGTTCTTACACATATGGTAATATGACTGAGTTGTTTAAGTTCCACGCCCTAGATCATGCTGAGTGGGCACAGAACAATCTCAAGGTTTCTATTGCCAATATTAACTATTCGCAAGATCAGTTCAATAAGTTTGGTACATTTGACGTTCTAGTTCGCCGCGCTAGTGATACAGACGCAGCACCAGTTGTTTTGGAGAGATTCAGCAATTGTAACTTAGACGCAAACTCTTTAGACTATGTTGCAAGAAAAATTGGCGATCAGTTCTTACAGTTCGATCCAGTTACAAGAAGATTAAGAACAAGAGGTGAGTACCCTAACAGTTCAAAATACATTAGAATTGAAATGGATGCTGACGATTACGATTCTCAATTGTTGCCATTCGGATATTACGGTCCTTTAAAGTACAAAGATATTGAAGTGGATAGAGAGACAAACACTCAGCAGAATAACTTTGGTACTGGCATATTTGGACTAGGTGCCAAAAATATCTTCGATGGTGCTCAAGACCAATTAATTATTACAGGTTCAGGTCTCGGCGCTAGTGGATTCAAGGGACCAGGACTTAAGTTGCTTTACCCATCTCACGAATTGAGAATTTCTGGTAACCAAGATGGTTTAGCAGACCAAACTGACGCTTACTGGGGTGTTTGGACTGGTATCTCTAAGACAAGTAACAAGTTTAACCGCGATTACGCCGACTTGAATAGAAACAGATCAGACATTATCACTGCGCCACTAACTGATACCGCGTACAGTGAGTACCAATACATCTTTACTCTTGACGAAGTTGTATCTGGATCATCAGATGGTATTCTAAGTTGGGTTTCAGGTTCAAGAGTAGATGGTGATGCCATTTCTGCTCAGTCAGGATTTACCTACAAGAATGTACTTGATAAGGGTGTTGATAGATTTACAATGCCCATGTACGGTGGTTCTGATGGTCTTGACATCACAGAGAAAGACCCCTTCAGAAACACCTTGTTAGATGGTAAGACAGAAACAACCAACTATGCATACAACACTGTCAAAGAGACAATTGATATTGTTAAAGATCCTGAGTTTGTTCCATACAACTTAATCTCAGTTCCCGGCATTACTAATGAGCAGTTAACCACACACCTCATTAACACTGCCGAGGCAAGAGCAGACGCTCTAGCAGTTATCGATCTAAAGGGTGACTTCCAACCCTCACACGAAGACGATGACGGTAAGGTATACCCTAACTTAAGTGAGACAATTTCTAACTTGAAAGAGCGTCAGATTAACTCAAGTTACGGTTGCGCTTACTACCCCTTCGTTCAGATTAGAGATACTCTAGAAGGACAGTTAGTATATGTCCCAGCATCTGTTGCCGCTATCGGCGCAATGTCTTACACAGACAGAGTGAGAGCACCATGGTTTGCACCAGCAGGATTCAACCGTGGTGGTCTTTCAAGCGGCATTGTTGGTCTACCAGTTGTTAACGTAACTGAGAAACTTACATCGCAAGATAGAGACCTTCTATACGACGCCAACATTAACCCAATTGCCTCATTCCCAAATGAGGGCATTGTAATCTTTGGTCAGAAGACTCTACAGGTTACAAGAAGTGCTTTGGATAGAATTAACGTTCGTAGATTGTTGATCTTTATCAAGAAAGGTATTTCTAACATCGCTGCTGGTATCTTGTTTGAACCAAACGTTCGTGCTACATGGGCACGATTCATTGGTCAAGCAGAACCCTTCTTATCAGATGTTCAAGCAAGATTTGGTTTGGATGAGTACAAGTTGGTTCTTGATGAGACAACAACAACACCGGACTTAGTTGATAGAAACATTCTGTACGCCAAGGTTTACTTGAAACCAACCCGTGCAATTGAGTTTGTTGCTGTTGACTTCATTATTACCAACACTGGTGCATCTTTTGAGGATTAAACTAATTAATAGGAGAGTAGGAGACTAAAAATGCCAAACAAAGCAACACCAATTCCACCATGGGCATCAGTTAAGATTGAACCAAAAAGAGAGTTTAAATTTATTCTAACTTTGGGTGAAATCCCAGCATGGGTTGTCACTGATTGTGATAGACCAAACCCAAATTTTGATGGACAAGTAAACCATGAGTTTTTAGGACATCAATTTAAGTTTCCTGGTAAATTAAAGTGGTCAGATATTAACATGACACTTGTTGAACCAATTGATCCCGATGTATCTGGATTGGTGCTAGGTGCAGTTGAAAAGGCGGGTTATAACCCACCATCAACATGGACTGCCGACAATGAAGGTTGGAGAACTACCTTTTCTAAAGAAAGATTTGTAACTGGAAACTTTGGTAATATTTCAGTCAAGGTATTAGATTCTGATGGAAATGAGATTGAGACATGGACTCTATACAATTCATTTGTCAATGGTGTTTCCTACTCTAGTCTAAATTACGGTGGTAGCGCAATCAACACAGTAAAATTGACATTTTCCTATGATTATGCTACTTTGAATATTACAGAAATTAATCAAAATTAATAGTGTGACATAATTATTGTAAGATGTCAGACATAAATTATACACAAACTGTAAGATCTAGTTTACAATCTAATTTTAGATTTCTTTTGCGTATTGATAATATTCCCTTTGCTATGGTCTCTTCTGTTAGTAGACCAAAACCAAACATATCATCACCGAAAGAGTTCACACTATTAAACTGGAAATTTAAACAACCAGGGACTATTGTAACTTGGGACAATGTTACATTTAAAGTTGTTGAGAGTTTTGACAACGAAAAATTTGATTCAATATCTGGAATCCTTTTAAAAACATATAAAGAAAGAGGGTATGATAATCCAAACCAGATTGATGCTAGTAATTTAAAAGATATGAATAAAAAGTCATTAATAGATTCAATCGGAACTGTTAAAATAGAAGTGATAAATCCAGATGGAGAAGTTTACGAAACTTGGAAATTATATAATGCTTTTGTTAGCGGAATTGATTTTGATGGACTCAATTATTCAGGAGCATCTATTTTGGGAGCATCGGTAACTTTAAGTTATGACTGGGCAGATTTAACATATAGAACATCCACTGGTAGAGAAATTACATACTAAAAGAGGTAAAAATGCAAAAATTTGAACTTGAAGAGCAGTCTTCATTGTTGGAACACAATGGAGCAACTTTTTTTATTGATTTGCCAACAAAAGGTAAATTTTATTCAGAAGATCATCCTTTTCATAATAAAGAACAAATTGAACTTAAGATGATGACTACAAGGGAAGAGGAGATTCTAACAAACCCTTCTTATATCGAAAATAATTTAACAATTGACAAACTCCTTCAGAGTGTGTTAAACATGCCTACAATAACGACTGCGGATCTTTTTGAGGTTGATCAGTATGCAATACTGATTGGACTTAGAATCGACGCTTATGACGAAAACTACAAGGTTGTAGCAGCATGTTCTAACTGTGAGGAAGAGTATCCTTTCTCTATTGATCTCGATGAGATGCGTGAAAAGGTTAATTACAGTGATCTGGAAGAAACACCGAACAATACTTTTGTTGTAAAGTTGCCAAAGAGTAATAGAACGGTAGAATTTAAATTAGTTTTGCCTAAAGAAATATTATCTGTGCAAAAAACAACAGAAAAACTTTCAAAGATGAACGTTAAAACAAACTTCACTCAAGAATTTTTAAAGAGAATCGTTGTGTCAGTTGATGGTGATACTGATTCAGCAGAAAAAGATAAATTTTTAAGGTTTTTGCGAATCATGGACTCTAGATTTTTGATGTCTGCATATGAAAAAGGTATCCCTGAACTTGATTTATCGGTTACAAGCACCTGCCCACACTGTAATCATCAGCAGGAAGGGGGTATGCCTATCCAGGCGAACTTTTTTTTCCCTGAATTCTAGTTATATAGAAGATATATACAGCAATGTAACTGCTGCAATAACTCATACCGGATGGAGATACAAGGATCTGTTTAATTTACCGATTAAAAAAAGAAACTGGATTTTTCATTTGATTGTAAAAGTGAACCAACCGAGCGAGGAAGATGAGTAAAGATTTTATAACGCGATTTATTAATCCTGATGGTACATTTAGAACGGATGACTTTCTTAAAGCGTCCAGTAAATTAGGTGGTGATATAACGGAAGCGGTAACAAAGGCTACTGTGCTGCAAGCCGCCGCTGGTGTTTTTGAAGGTTCTCTTGCAGGGCAAAAACTATTATTTTTAGAACTAGTAGGTCAAATAGAAAAATTTCAAGTAGATGCGTTAAAGACTCTTGGTATAACTGACTTTAATAAAGAACTTGGACAATCAGTAGCATTGTTTCAAGATTTAAACAGTAATGTGAATAGGTTTGGTATTACTCAGGAAACGCTTAAAGATACTATTATTGAGACTACAAAAGCGTTTGATCAATCAGGAGAAGTTGGTAGCAAAGGAATAGAAAAACTTTCAAGAGCAATTGCAGCAAACTCTAACATAGTAGATAGATCTACATTAGTTGAATTTTCTAAAGGATTGGTTTTTCAATCAGGTCGTTCAGCAGAACAAGTTGCTGGATTATCAGATAATTTAATAAAACTTGCTGTAGATCTTCGAAGACCGCCTAGTGAAATTATTAAAATGACAACGGCGTTGGCATCAAATAATGCTACTTTTGCTACAACTAGTAAAGAAATGGATAAGATCATAATAAGATCTACTAAAATGGCGCGCGCGCTAGGTATTGGGTCTGATGCTCTTAGAGGTTATGGCGCTAGAACGTTTACAATTCAATCAAGAATACGTGAACTTGGACAACTTGGTAGACTTGCAAGAAGATTGGGATTTGATATTAATGCGAGACTTATAGGTTCGACAAAAGCAGCAGATAGAATACAGGGAGCGATTCAATTTCTATACAAATTAAATAGAGCAATGCAAACTGCGACAGAAGATCAAAAACAAGCAACTGCCGCGTACTTGGAGACAACGCAACTTGGTGCTATCGGTGGACAGGGAATCAGGGCGGCAATTATGGCAAGAAGACTTCTCAGTCCTGCTGAAATAGAGAAACTGGTCAAAGAACG